ACTCAAACCTTGGCAGAGATTGAGGAAGCCATCAAACGGGCGACGAACATTGACGATGTAAAGATACTTAAAGAAAAGGTTCTGGCATTGAAGGGTATTGTATCGGTTCAGCAAGAAACTCGCCAGCTTGTTCCTACTTCAGAAGTAAGGGAGGAAATTGTTCGGTGTGTCTCAGCGGCAAGAGCGGAAATGATGAAGATAACTTCAGACCTTCCTCCTAGAATTTCAGGTCTAAGCGAGAGTGCTATTCAGAAGATACTTGTTGATGAAATAAAAAGATTGCTTACCAACTTATCATCCGAGACTGGTTGTTTATTTAGTGTTGACTCCCCCTAAAATAAATCATATTCTTTGCGGATGCCTAGAACTAAAGAAGAGCAAAGTGAGTATAACAAGCAATACCGTTTAAAAAACGCAGAAAGGATTGTAGCCCAAAGAAAATCTTATCGAGAAGAAAATAGGGAGGTAATATCTCAGCGTAAAAGGGAGTATAGAGAGACATATCGTGATGAGATACTAAAAAAGAAACTGGATTATTATTATAAAAACAAAGACCAAATCTTAAAGAAATTCAGAGACAAAAGGCTTATTAATATCGAATATGAAAAGAAAAAAGCCAGAGATAGATACCATGCCACTAAGCACCAGACTAGAGAAAAACGCAATGAGTATGCACGAAAGAATCAAAGCAAAAGAAACGAAAAGGCTAAAATATACAATAAGAAAAGAAGATTGGAAGACCCTATGTTTCTTGTAATGGGGCGGCTTAGAAGCAGAATCAGATCGGCTTTAGTTGGTTATGGATGGACAAAAAACAAAAGGACGGGAGAAATGCTAGGATGCACTAAAGAACACTTTATAAAACATTTGGAGTCTTTATTTTTAGATGGTATGGGTTGGCATAATAGAGAAAGCTGGCACATAGATCATATAATCCCACTTTCTTCTGCGAAGAATATAGAAGACATGGAAAAACTAAATCATTATACTAATTTACGCCCCCTTTGGGCATTAGATAATTTATCCAAAGGTAGCAAATATGAGTGCTAGAACAGAAGTTTTTAATGCTTTCAGGGCGGGTTTTGTCCCTCCAACCGATATGAAGGTTTGGGAGTGGGGTGCTGAAAACATCAAAATATCCAATTCTGAGCGGTCTAGTCGTTTCGATCCAGAACAAACTCCGTGGTGGAAAGCACCTATGGAATGTGCTGGCAACCATGAAATTCGAGAGGTTGTTGTTATTGCCCCTACTGGTTCGGGCAAGTCAACGATGGCTGAAGTAATTATTCCTTACGCATTTTCTGAAGACCCTGGCAACTTTCTTTATGCCTCCCAAACAAACGAAGACGCAAAGTTTTGGGTTGAAACTAGACTTTTTCCTGCAATGAAGTCTTGCCCCAAGATTGTGAATCTTTGGCCAGAAGACAGGCATAAATCACGGAAACTAGAAATTATTTTTCCTCATGCTGCATTCATTGCTGGCGGGGCAAACATGTCAAACTTCCAAGAGAAATCAGTTCGCTGGATTTACGGGGATGAGGTTTGGAAATGGGAAGCTGGGCTATTGAGGGAGTGCCAAGCACGGACGCACAACCGATGGAACAGGAAAGAGTTTTATGTATCACAGGCTGGAGTCGGTGGGCAGATTGAGGATAACGGGGTATTCCACGGCGGGGATGATTTGTGGCGGGAATGGATGAAGACGGACAGAGCATCATTTTCTTGGAAATGTGAATGTGGGCATCAGCACCCTTTTGGTTTTGGATCGATCAAGTATGACATTATTGAAAAGAACAAGGGAGTAATTGATGAGCAAGCCACAGCTAAAACGGCACGGATGGCATGTAGTGAGTGCGGAAAGGAATACGAGGATAACACGATGGTTCGGCGTAAGTTATCGGAGTCAAATATGGACAACGGCAAGTTGGGATATATCAGCCTGAGTGATACGGCATTTGATTCGATACGTGGCTTCCATGTTGATTCATTGGCTATCTGGTGGATTCCTTGGTGGCAGGAGGTTCTTGAGTTCCTAGGAGCAAAGAGGTTATCGTCAAATGGCTTTACCGATGCTTTGAGGCAATGGACGCAGAAAAGAAGAGCGCAATTTTGGACGGACGATATGGCGGATAGCGAAGTTAGAATTACTCGTTCATCAGATTTTGAGAAAAAGGATTTTGAAGGCGGGCAGTTGATTGATGAGGAGATGGCAAGGTTCGCAACTATTGACGTAGGCAAAGATCATTACTGGATCGTGATTGCAGCATGGCGAAACGGAGGGTTTTGCAAGGTTCTTTACGAGGGATATATTCCGTCCGATGGAGGAAATGAGAAGGAGCTTGTGGATTTATGCGACAGATACGCAGTTGCACGGGCAAAGACGTTAATTGATATTGGCTATCAGCAAGACAGGATTGCGGATTTATGCGTAGAACACGGATGGATTGGCATTAAAGGTGAAGGCAATAAACGCCATTTCTTGCACCCAACTGCAACTGGTAAGCCAGTAGAGAAGTTGTATTCCACAACTAAGCGGGTCAATTCACGAAGCGGCGGCATTATGAAATACATCTTTGCTGCATCAAATCCAATTAAAGATATATTGAGTGCGATGGTTGGCAACGGGGATCAGATTGAGTTACCTAAAGACCTTTCCAAGCCATTTGAAAACCACATGCAATGTGAACGCAGGAACGTGGTGAGGAATCCGAAAACAGGCGAGGAAAAGTCAGAATGGATTAGACCAGGCGGACAAGCAAACCATCTTTGGGACTGCATGTGCTATCAAGTTGTCGCTGCGTTGATTTGCAAAGTGTTTGAAGACTAGGGTAATTTGACTTTCGCCCTATTTATGGCAAAACTACCGCATGAGTGTTTTCGATCAGGCGAGGAGCATATATAACGCGATTAAATATGACCCCGTATCTATCCAAGCAATTCGTGATGAATACAAGGCATTGGCTTTGTCTATTGCCACGGATGCGAACGGCACAGCTCAAGTGACTTCAACCACTATCAATGGTCAAACGATTTCGACGCGTCCAACGGCGACAAACCAGCAACGTATGCAGATGTTGCGTTATGTTTGCTACTTTGTTGACAATGGCGGAGTCGTTAGCACCACATCACTTACCACGTTTTAACTTATGATCCTTGATAGTTACGGACAACCATACAAAATAGCACACGCAGCGGACACATCGTATCGCCGTGGCCCTCAATTTGCGGTTCGGAATGATGACATTGAGAGGCTAATCCCAGCTGGAGACAGAAAGACACTTACTAGCCTTTCAAATCGTTTATTTACCAACATGGGAGTGCCGAGGGCTTGCATCTTGCAGAAGGCAGATTATTCCGTAGGAGAGGCATGGATTCCTAGCTATTTAGGTAAAGATCAAGAGCGAGGGAAGCAAGTTGCCAAGTTTATTCATGATATCTGGCTTCCACAAGCTGACATTAGGGGCGGAGTATTTGATTGGTGGAAACTTTTGGAATTAAGCAGCGTTGAAATTGACCGAGCTGGTGATGTATTTTGGTTAATGGTTAAAGGGAAAGATAATTTCCCAAGAATCCAGATGATTCCTAACCACAGATGTTATTCTGGGACTGAAACCGTAGTTGAATCTGGAGAATACAAGGGATATAGGATTTGTGATGGGGTAATTTATTACTCATCGGGACAACCAGCGGCATATCGTTTTAATATCGGTAAAGATGGCGAAGAAAAGATGGTGGATTTACCAGCTAAAGACGTAATCCATTTATTTGATGCGACACATTGTGACCAAGGACGCGGATTGCCAGCATTTACTCACGCATTGGAATCCCTTAAAATGTCCTTGTTGTCCTTGGAGGATGAGCGAGTAAGGCAACAGATTATTTCACGGCTACATCTTACAATCTTTAACGATGCTGGCGCACCCGACATTGACGAAACAGAATCTTTAATGAGCGGTAGCGGAGACTTGCCAAATCCGATGTCATTTACTTCTAAGTCATTCCCAGGCGGGGTGATGTATATGCCAGCGGATGGCAAGCAACGTATTGAGCAGATGCGGCATGAGAACCCAGGCGAGATCTGGGAATCATTCCAAGACCGCATGATGCGTGATTCTGTAATTCCAGTATGGTCTTATTCTGTATGGAAAGGATCAACGCAAGGCACAGACGTTCGTGCTGAGGTTGTTAAATGCCGTAGATTCATTACCAAACGCCAAGGATTGCTGTGGTATGGGGCTAGACGTGCGATGGCATGGGCTTACTCTGTATTCGCTGAGAATGGCAGATTGCCCAAACTTGATGCGCCTACACTTTGGGATTTCTCACGTCCGCCTCGTTTATCAGTTGATGATGGGCGGGAATCCAAAATGGAAGTTGAGGAAGTCCGAGTAGGAACTAAGAACATTAGCGAGGTTTTAGAAGCTAGGGGCTTAAACGAAGATGACTTTATTGAATCACGCGCACGTTCCGTTTGGAATCGCAAATACAAAGCCAAGATCATAGCTGAAGAGCTTAACAAAAAGTATGGTCAAGATATTGAGATTGAGGAACGCGAAATGTTCATGCTGACCGCTAACGAAATGGGCGAGCAATCAGAAATAGAAACTAAATCCAAAGAAGAATCACAAAATGAAGACGATTGAAATTGAAAATAAAAGAGGTAAGGTAAAGCTCAATGAAGTAGTTACCCGTGACGCGGCTGGCAAGATTGCTGAAGAAATCGGCAGGCTTTTTGGTTTTTCCGCGGTTGCTAGTGGGGCAGACTTTGGGGAGATTACGAACGTAATTGAAAACGGG